CTATCCCGCGTTTTGATTGGGCAAGTTTCGGTTGGCCTCTTCGTATTCGGGGCTGACTTGTCCTTTGTCAGGCATGACCTCCCCGGTCATGAGCCACCAGCGGTACTGCGGATAAGCATGCCCTAGCAGCTCTACCTCGTCCGCACCGATGCGAGCCCTACCGCGCTTGATGTTCTGCCACCGCAGGTAGTCCTTACTGTTCACCTCTGCCAGCTCTTTGAGGCTGGTCGCGCTCAGCAATTGAAGCGCCCTATCGGTCATCCCGGAGGCCATTGAAAAAAACCACTCATGTCCTATGTACATTCAAGAATCCTCAGGTAATATGTACCTATGTACTTTTTACCTGAAGCAAGTTCGATGCTTCGAATACTGACACGAATAGGCACGGAACGACATGGGACTAGAAGAGCTGGACGCCAACAAGCTGATAGGCCCGCAACAGGACGTTGAAACCATCGAAACCTGGGCGGATCGCAACGGCATCACTTACGACACAGCTCGCGCCTGGGCCATGCGTGGTGTGCTGCCCACCGTGAAGCTCGGCAAACGCCGCATGGTCAACAGCGCCATGCTCCGTCACTGGCTGCTTGAACAGGAATGGACGGCATGAAAGTCGAGACCCTGGAAGCTTTCGCAGACCGCATCGGCGTTGACCATCACAACGTCCGCACCTGGGCCGCCCGTGGCGACATTCGTACCGTCAAGCTCGGCAAGCACCGCATGGTGGTAACCGCTGATGAACAAGTACCTCCACCAGCCGCACCGTCCGGACTGCGACTGCTCTGTCTGCTATGTCAAAAGACTGGGGCCTATCAGCCTGTCGCCACGCTGCGCCTAATGCCGCCCCGTTCGCTGTTTTCCGGTCGTTGGCCAAATGCGACTGGTGAACGGTCACTGGCTGCACGTGAGCAGTACCTACCGCTGGGTCTCGGGCTTTACCTGTCCCCAGCACTCGCCAACCCCGCGCCCGCCTCGGTACTGGTACGTGGTGGAAAACATTGGCAAGCCAACGCCCTACGTCCCGCGCTGGGATCTGTTCGAGCTGGAGGGCTGAGCGCATGAGACAGCCAACTGCTCTTGTCGCCTGCGAGTTCTCCGGCCGTGTCCGCGACGCACTGACCGCCATGGGCTTCTATGCCGTCAGCTGCGACCTGTTGCCGTCCGAAACCGAGGGCGAACACATCCAGGGTGATGTACTGGAAGTGCTCGACTGGGGCTGGGATCTGCTCATTGCCCATCCGCCTTGCACTGATCTCGCCACCTCGGGTGCCCGCTGGTTCCCGGAGAAGATCGCCGATGGCCGCCAGGCGCGTGCCCTGGGTTTCGTCCGCAATCTGCTGGCTGCACCGATCCGCTTCAAGGCCCTGGAGAATCCGAAGTCGGTGATTTCCGGCCAGATCCGCAAGCCGGACCAGATCGTGCAGCCCTGGATGTTCGGCCATGGCGAGCGCAAGGAAACGCACTTCTGGCTTGAGAACCTGCCGCTACTGGTGCCGACCGAAATCGTCGACGGTCGCGAGCCGGTTGTGCACCACATGGCCCCCGGCCCTGATCGCTGGAAGAACCGTTCGCGCACCTATCAGGGCATCGCCGACGCCATGGCCGCCCAGTGGGGCCGGTACGTCATCCAAGAACTGAGCTCACCGGCTGTTCGCCAACCCGTTCAGCTGAGCCTTGTTCGCGAGGCGTACCAGTAATGCCCGGCATCGTCCTGACCGTCGCTCAAGCCGCTGAGCTGTTGCCCTTGGCCAGCCAGCAGCTTGCCCGCGCACAGATCCAACAGGACGCTGCCGACCAAAAGGGCATTCCCGAACGCTGGGACGTTCAGGAATGGCAAGAAATCGTCATGGCCCTACAAGGCCCGGTCGTTCATGGGGTGATCAATGTTCGATAAGTCGCCAAGCGTCATTGAGATGGGCTTCATCCTGGTCGGCATCGTGCTGGTGATGATCCTCCCGTTCTACATGTACGGCCTTATCCGCCTGGGCTTCCTCCGCGATGCTGGATCGGTCAATAGCCGCGCTCCCGGCTCGTCGGAACACGCTTCATCGTTCCGTCGAACGGAAGCACGGGCAGAGCGAACTATTGAACGCCCCCCGGACAAACCAGCCTGCGCTCATGAGTGTGGGGCAGCTCCTCCGCCCCGCGCTCCTGAGCCCTCGGCGGCAAGAGTGGGATGACAAGGGCAAAGCCCTTGGTGTGAACAGACTTCAACGTACCAACCGCTTCACCTGATAACCGCAACAAACCGACCCAGGCACCAGTAACGAACAAAGCCAAAAACACGAAGTTGGCTTAACGGGACTGCTCGGCCTGAAAAACCTGAAAAGCGCATTTAACGCGCAACTTAGCGAGGCAACACACATGGCACGTACCACTATGGATCTGGCTTTCATCAGCGCCGAGCGCGTCAAGTTCGACAACGTTGACCTGATCAAACTCTATTTCGGTGATGAGCCGGACGGCGAAAAAGACCTTGGTATCTCCCTGCTCTCCATGCAGGTCTCCGAGGACGTGCGCGACGAAGTATGGGCCGCCTGCAAAGGCCTGGACGTACTCGAAACCGTCCGCGTAACCGCCGAAATCGAACGCGGCTCCAAGAACGCCGGCAAGTTCATCGTGCTGCACGTTGAGTCTGCGAAGGCTCAGGCCAAGTCGGCTACCCCGCCTGCAGGCACTCCCGGCAAACCCGCCGAACCGGCCAAGTCGTAATCGGAGGGCGCTGCCGTGCTGATCGTTGATCGAGTGCTGTGTGACGGCTGTGGCTGTGCCATCGGCCAGCTCTTTGGCCAGCCCGCCGCACAGCCTGACCTGCTGCCGGATCTGCGCACAGCGCCCGAATTCACTTTCTGCCCCGACTGCTCCCGCCAGCCTGCCGCCATTGGCCACGGCTCGGCAGAGCAGCAGGAGGCACCATGAATTTCATTGTGTGCGATGGCGTATGGGAAAGCGCCGGCCAAACCCCGGTTTGCGTCGGCACGCTCTCGACCATCGCTCTCAGTGAAATCAGCCCATCCGGGCTAACTGCCGAGGATCACGCACAGATCCGGGAACACGCCCTGGTGCTGTTCGCCATCGTCTTCGGCGCTCTCGTCCTCAAAAAGGCACTCAAACTGTAGGAGAAACACCCATGCAAACCTTCAAGACCCTGCGTCGTTCCCTCGGCGCTACCGCTGCCCTCGGTCTGCTGACCGTTCAACAAGCCAACGCGGCTCTGCCGTCTGGTGTCTCCGAAGCCCTGGAAGCGGCCAAGACCGATGGCGTCGAGGTGGCCGGCATCGTCCTCGGCGTGATCATCGCCATCGCCGCCTTCAAGTTCATCCGCCGCGCCCTGTAAGGCGCACCCCAGCAATACAAAGCCCGATAGAGACCTATCGGGCTTTTTCACATGAGGCCAGCCATGGACGCCAACATGCTCACCACCGTCATCATCCTCGCCGCGTTCTGGGCGCTGCTGTTCGGGCGGGTTTGATATGCGCCTGATCAGTGGTGTGCGGCTGTTGGTGGCGCTGGTTGTTATGGGGTGGGGCCAGGTTGGTTTTGCCAAAGATTATTACTGGCTTCTTGACGGCGTAGAGTATTCAAGCGCTCAAGCTGCGTGTTCTGCCTATTACGCGCAAAACCCTGCTAGCAAGGCCGGCTATGGGGAGGGTGTTATTAGCAGCAAAAACCCTGTGATGCTCAACCCCAATCAAATTCGATGTAATTGGAGGGGATACCCTAAGGCCAATCCCAACTTCACTATCTCCGGCGCAATAACTGTTTCTCGTGCTGGCGATTCTTGCCCGCCTGATCACACCTATAACCCGGCAAAAGGTGAGTGTGAACCGCCTCCGCCAGATTGCAGCGCTGCAAGCCCTGGCATCTTCAAAAGCCCACCTGCAGGCGTCATCAACTCCAATGGTGCCAACTACGTGGCGACCCGCTCGCCCGGCACCGTTTGCTACAACCAGTGCAGCTACCTGACCAGTGAACGCGCCTCGTCGTGCTTCCTCACACCCGGTTCTAAAACCGAGGGCTACTGCAACTATATCGGCAACGCCACCGGCGCGAACTGCAATGAGCCGGACCATCCGCTCGGTGCGCCTGGCGATCCGCTGAACCCACCGGAAACACCCGACGTTCCTCCGTCCGATCCCAATGATCCTGGCTGCCCGCCTGGCTACGGCTGGTCAGGCACCACCTGCGTCAAGAACCCCACCGACGATGGCGGCAATGGCCCCGGTGACGGTGGCGGTGATGGGGGCGGCGACTCCGGCGGCGGTGGTGGCAACGGTGGTGGTGGCGGCAACGGCGGCGACGGAGGTAACGGCGGTGATGGCGGCTCCGGAAGTGGTGGCTCCGGCGGTGGTAACGGCTCCGGCGGTGGCGGTGATGGTGATGGCAATGGCGGCGGAAGCGGCAACGGGGACGGCGAAGGCCAGTGCGACCCGGCCAAAGATGCGAACAAGTGCGGCCAGTCCAGCGTCGTCGGTGAAGCCTGCAACGTTGACCTCAAGTGCGAGGGCGATGCCATCCAGTGCGCGATCCTTCGCAAGAACAAAGAGCAGCTTTGCCAGTGGGTTTATGACGACAAGGTCAAAAAGCAGATCGAGGATGAACTGGCCGGTGAGGCCTATCAGCTCGAAGAATCCTCCATCCCCGTCAGTGGCCTGTTCACCGAAGCGTTGAACAAAGGCCGTTGGCTGCCGCAGTCCTGCCCACCGCCGCAAACCGTCAGCGTTATGGGCCGCACCTACTCAATCAGCTGGGAGCCGCTCTGCCGGTTCGCCATCGCCATGGGGCCGATCGTGGTCGCCCTGGCGTCGATCTTCTTTGCCGTCTTCATTGGTCGCGGACTCAAGGGGTCTTGATATGCCATTACTGCCACTGCTTGCCACCTTCCTCGGCTCGATTGTCTCGGGCCTCGTCTTCCGGGCGCTGGCCTCGCTCGGGTTTGCCTACGTCAGCTACGTGGGCATTGGCCGGCTGATCGATCAGGTCGACGGTTACGTCAAAGGCCTGTTCGGTGCTGTGCCGCCCCAGGCCGCTGCCATCCTGGGCATGGCCAAGATCGACGTAGCCATCAACATCATGTTGGCCGCGGTGATTGCTCGCCTGCTGCTGGCCGGCATGGACAAGGTGACCGGCACCATCACCGGCCTCGCCCTGCTCAACAAGGCGGGCGGCTAAATGTTCGTCCTGCGTACCGGCCTGCAGGGCAACGGCAAGACCCTGAACACCATCAAGGAAGTGGACATCAAAGCGGCCAAGGAAGGCCGCGAGGTGTTCTATCACAACATCACCGGCTTCAAGCCTGACCATGAGGCGCTGCAAGCGGTCTGGACGCAGTTCGACAACCCGCACGAATGGTACGAGCTGCCGCAGAACGCGATCATCGTCATCGACGAAGCCCAGGAATTCTTCCGGGTTCGCCCTGCAGGCTCGGCCGTGCCCAAATACGCCAGCGCCCTCGAGGTGATGCGCAAGAAGGGCCACGAACTGCACTGCATCACCCAAAACCCTGGGTTGATCGATACCCACTTCCGCAAGCTCTGCAACTCGCACATCTACTACGTCCGGGGCCACAAGGGCCAAGTGATCAAGCGCTGGGAGTTCGAGCGCGTGAACATGGATGTGGAGAAGAAGAACGACTTCGCCGAAGGCCAATCCACCCGCATCCTGATCGACAAGAAATACTTCGGTGTTTATGAGTCCATCGCCCCCGGCTCCGAACACCACTTCAAGTTCAAGCCGCCCCGCGCCCTGTTCGTGCTGATCGCGTGCGTCCTGGGCATCGGGTATTTCGGTTACGGCGTATACGAGCGACGCATTGCACAGACCAAGCCTGAGCCCGAAGCGGTCGCGCAGGCTCAGGCCGTTGAACCCGGCAACACCGTACCTGCTCAGCAGTCAGCACAGCCAACGCGCGCGCCCCTGAGCGAGGCCGACTATCTAGCCTTGCGAACACCCAGGTTGCCCGATGTGCCCAGCTCGGCGCCGATCTATGACGAAGTCACCCGCCCGGTGACCTATCCAAAGCTCTCCTGCATGCACACCGCTGATACCGAGCTGATCGAGCGCAACCACCAGCGGTTCGTCGTGGGCTTTCGCGATGGCAGGCTGTACGGCTGCCGGTGCAACACCCAGCAGGGCACGCGTGCGGTGGTGTCCTTCGAGGGCTGCATGGCCTATGTCAACGAAGGCGCTTTCGATCCGGCCAAGCCTGACCGGCTGCCCGCCAATGAACTGTTGCCGCCGCCAGAACAGCAGACCGCCTCAACCTCGCCCGTCACTCCACAAGCCCCACAAAAGGCCGCTGGCAATCCTGCCTGGCCGTCAGTGGCTGGCTATGAGCGTTCGCTATGAGTGGGGTACGCGTCCACGCCACGCGCGGCGGTGTGGTTGCGTGCGAGGCACGAGCGCGCGGATGCGCCGCCGCGCGGGCGCTGACGTCCCTGTAACACGTCAGAAAGAAGCAATTAACCAGTGTCGTTTCGTGTCAATTTGGAGCAATCAAGCAATGGCAGTTAAAGACCTTCTCAGGGTTAACCGGGAATTCAAGGAAACGCCGGATGGCCGTGTTTTTTTTGATTCCCATACCGCCGTCATCACCGATCTGACTGACGTTCGCCTGCTCCGCTGTGGCGTGGATACCGTGCGCCAGTTGTACCGGGGCCTGATCCGCCCTGAGATCATGTGCCTGTTCGAGAAGCCCGGCACCATGGTCGAATTCGCTGGCCAGATCTGGCACTCAGGCCGTGTCAGCAAAGACTCTGGCTATCAGTACAAGCTCCAGAACGCTGACCTGGGCATCATCCTGTTGGTGAAGAACTTCAACGCCAAGATCGACGCCATCGGCGCCCACCTGAAAATCGAAGTCTCGCCCCATGCTATCGACGCCCTGTCGCCTGAGCGCCTGCAAGACCGCATGGACTATTACGCCTCGGCAGTCCTGACCCACCGGGAAATCAACCAGTGCGCCGTCCATCTCGCCCTGGATCTGCAAGGCTGGAAACCGCCTGTGGATCTGGTCGCCCGTATGCACTGCCGTGCACGCACTCAACGCGATATCTCCGGCATCAATGAAATCAACTGGACCACTAAATCCAGCACCTACGGGCGTGGCGAAACCTTCATGTTCGGTTCGGCCAGCGGCGTGCAACTGGCGATCTACAACAAGACCGAGCAAGCACGCGCAACCGACAAGCTCGACTACTGGGAAAGCGTCTGGAAGCGCCGCGACAGCTTCGATCCGCAGGACCCGGACAACTACGATCCGGACGCCGATGTATGGCGCGTAGAGCTGCGCTATCACCATTCCGTCATCCAGCAATTCGCCAGTGGCTCAATCGACCTGAAGTCCGGGGCGCTGATCGATACCAGTTCCTTTGCCGCCTTCGCGGGGCATTTGGACGGCCTGTGGCGCTATGGCCTGCGCCAGTTCAAGCTGCTCTGCCGCCCTGGCTATTTTGAGCCTATCTGGACGCTGATCCGTGACGACGTGCGCGTCGATCTGCCCGTGGATTCGCTGCTTGATGACACCGAATACAAGCGCTACTACAAGACCTCCCGTGGCTTCTCCGGCAAGAACGTGGAGCTGTTCCTGGGAAACTTCGTCAGCCTGCTGGCAAGGGAAAAGGTGGGCGCAAAAAAGGCGTTTAAGACCCTGCAGAAATGGGACTGCTGGCCGGTCATCCGCGATCACTACGCCGCCAAGGAAATGACCCAGGACGATCTCTATAAACACATCAAGGACCTTCTGACGGACCGGCATGTGCGGTGGGGGCGTGCCGTCTGATGGCAATCGAAAAGCTCCCTGACGGCCGCTGGAAGGCCGACATTGAACCCGTTAAAGGCAAGCGCTTCCGCAAGACCTTCAAGACCAAGGCTGAAGCCATGCGGTTTGAGGCTACATGCCGCGCCAAGGTGCTCGAAACACCGGATTGGTCACCGCGTCCCAGGGATACCCGCCGCCTTTCTGCACTGATCGACCGCTGGGCCACCCTTCACGCCCACACCTTGTCAGACGGTGACGCGCGCCGCCGATTGCTGGACGCAGTGGCCAAGGATCTTGGCGACCCTGTAGCGATCAAGCTATCCGGCAAGCAATACGCTGAGTACCGGGCAAAACAGCTCACTCAAGGTGCCAACCCCAAGACCCTGAATAATCGCCTTGGCTATCTGCGCTCAGTCTTCAACGTGCTGCACCAGCTTGAGGAAATCGACTATTCCAACCCGCTGGCCAGGGTGAAGCCGTTACGCCTGCAGGAAAAGGAACTCGCCTACCTGACCGATGCTCAGGTCAAGCATCTGTTCGAAGTCATTCATGAGCGCTGCAGGACGCCCCATGTAGCCATGGTCGCCGCGATCTGCCTCGCTACAGGGGCTAGATGGGGTGAGGCTCAGGCACTGACGCCAGAACGGGTACGCGGTGGGCTGGTGACCTTCGTGAACACCAAGGGCAAGCGTGCTCGTTCGATCCCGATCGACCCGCTCCTGGAACAACAGATCCACCGGCACTTCAAGCTGCATGGCGTCTTCTCGAATTGCCTCAACAGCTTCGACAAGACCCTGGACGCTACAAAGCTGGTCTTGCCTGCAGGTCAGGCTTCCCACGTCCTGCGCCACACATTCGCCAGTCACTTTGTAATCAACGGCGGAAACATCCTAACCTTGCAAAAGATCCTTGGTCACCAGTCCTTAGCGATGACCATGCGGTATGCACACTTGGCACCCGATCACCTTCAGGACGCGATTAAGTACGGTCCCATCAATGATTACAGCGCTCTTTTCGTGCGCTCCCATACTTAGCTCTTTAGCCCTTACGGTGCTTTGACCCGATGTGCTTTGCAGCTGTATCAATCAGGAAAAACGCTGAGATTGGAAGCGTAATCGCTAGCAAGATTGGGCACCAAAACAGGCTTAGTGTCAGCCAATTATTAAGATCCCAGCTTGTAGCAGTGCACTGCACATTGCTGTTCTTTAGGCTTCCTGCGCACTCGAAATGCTCGAAGGAAAACGCCCCTACCTTCCAAGCAAGAAAAAATGCGACAGGCGGTATCAGCGCCAGAATGTACTTTGTCGTCCATGACATAGCTGCACCTGATTGGTTAGATCGACACTTCTTCGACACATTGCATGCCGCAGATAGCAAAAGCCCCCGAAACTCTAGCAATTTCAGGGGCTTAGGCTTGAGATATGGCGGGAAGATAGGGATTTGAACCCTAGGTACCATCGCTGATACAACGGATTTCGAATCCGTCCCGTTCGGCCACTCCGGCATCTTCCCAGGCGGC